CGGATGTGCCCGGCCTTAAACCGCCGCGTGAAAATCCTTGCTTCCCAGAAGCGGATCATCTACGAGCCGACCAACAGCTTCTATCAGGTGCTCTCCGCTGAAGCCTACTCAAAGCACGGCTTTAACATTCACGGCGTGGTCTTTGACGAACTGCACACGCAGCCGAACCGAAAGCTCTTTGATGTTATGACCAAAGGCTCCGGCGATGCCAGAATGCAGCCGCTCTACTTTCTGATCACGACTGCTGGAAATGATACAAACTCCATCTGCTATGAGGTTCACCAGAAAGCGCAGGACATTCTTGACGGCAGGAAGCTTGACCCGACCTTCTACCCGGTCATCTACGGGGCCGAAGCAACCGAGGACTGGACTGATCCAAAGGTCTGGAAGAAAGCCAATCCATCCCTTGGTATCACGGTCGGCATCGACAAGGTGGAAGCCGCCTGCGAATCTGCCAAGCAGAATCCCGGTGAGGAGAACTCCTTCCGGCAACTACGCCTGAATCAATGGGTAAAGCAGGCCATCCGCTGGATGCCAATGGACAAATGGGATGCGTGCGCTTTCCCGGTCAGCGATGATGACCTTGAGGGCCGTGTCTGCTATGGCGGCCTTGACCTCTCCTCCACCACAGATATTACGGCATTCGTTCTGGTCTTCCCGCCGCTTGACGAGGATGACAAATACGTGGTTCTTCCATACTTCTGGGTGCCGGAGGATACGATGGATCTCCGCGTCCGGCGTGATCATGTCCCATACGACCTCTGGGAGAAGCAAGGCTTTCTTGAAACCACAGAGGGAAATGTCATCCATTACGGATACATTGAAAAGTTCATCGAAGGACTCGGCGAACGTTTCAACATCCGGGAGATTGCATTTGACCGCTGGGGAGCCGTGCAGATGGTTCAGAATCTGGAAGGCATGGGTTTTACCATTGTTCCCTTCGGACAGGGATTCAAAGATATGTCGCCACCTACCAAAGAACTGATGAAGCTGACGCTGGAAAAGCGTATCGCCCACGGCGGCCACCCGGTGCTCCGCTGGATGATGGACAACATCTTCATCCGCACTGATCCTGCCGGAAACATTAAAGCAGACAAGGAAAAATCCACAGAGAAAATCGACGGTGCCGTGGCAACCATCATGGCGCTTGACCGCGCGATCCGCTGTGGCAACGATAACGGAGCCTCCGTGTATGACACGAGAGGCATTTTATTCATATAGGCAATGAAATGATTCTACTGACACTGATCGGCTTTCTCGTACTCCGGGAAGCCATAAACGAAATGGAGGGATGGCTATGAGCATATTTTCTGGACTTTTTCGGAGCCGCGACAAGCCGACCGATTCGACGACCGGCAGCACCTACCGCTTCCTATTCGGCGGCACAACCTCTGGGAAAGCCGTGACAGAACGGTCTGCCATGCAGATGACGGCGGTTTATTCCTGCGTCCGGATTCTCTCTGAGGCGATTGCGGGACTTCCGATTCATCTGTACCGAAGCGATGACGACGGCAGCAAGGAAAAGGCAACTGACCATCCGCTTTACTTTATCCTGCACGATGAGCCGAATCCGGAAATGACCTCTTTTGTTTTCCGAGAAACACTTATGACGCATCTTCTGCTCTGGGGCAATGCCTACGCGCAGATTATCCGAAACGGCAAAGGTGAAGTGGTGGCGCTCTATCCGCTCATGCCGAACCGCATGACGGTCGACCGCGACGAGGATGGACACCTTTATTACGAGTACCAGACCTCACAGGAGGAGGCGCACACAATGAACGGAAGCCGTGTCCGGCTTTCTCCATATGACGTGCTTCACATCCCAGGGCTCGGCTTCGACGGTCTGGTTGGCTACTCGCCGATTGCAATGGCCAAGAATTCCATCGGCATGGCGATTGCCTGCGAGGAATACGGAGCTAAGTTCTTCGCTAACGGTGCGACGCCCGGAGGCATTCTGGAGCATCCTGGTGTTGTAAAAGATCCGGATAAAGTACGCGACAGCTGGAACGCAGCCTTCGGCGGCAGCTCCAATTCCAACAAGGTGGCCGTGTTGGAGGAAGGCATGAAGTACACGCCTATCTCCATTTCACCTGAACAGGCACAGTTTCTTGAAACAAGGAAGTTCCAGATTGATGAGATTGCGCGTATCTTCCGCATTCCGCCGCACATGATCGGCGACCTTGAGAAATCGAGCTTTTCCAATATCGAGCAGCAGTCACTGGAATTCGTGAAGTACACGCTTGACCCATGGGTCTGCCGCTGGGAACAGTCGATGCAGCGGGCGCTCCTGACGCAGGATGAGAAAAAGGAATACTTCTTCAAATTCAATGTGGACGGCCTGCTCCGTGGCGATTACCAAAGCCGTATGAACGGTTATGCAACAGGCCGCCAGAACGGCTGGATGTCCGCCAATGATATCCGGGAGCTTGAAAACCTCGACCGCATTCCGGCAGAGGACGGCGGCGATCTGTATCTCATCAACGGCAACATGACAAAGCTCGCGGACGCAGGTATCTTTGCGGCTGCGGCACCTGCAAAGGAGGAACCGGATGAAACAGAAGAAGAACCACAAACAGAACCGGAGCAGCAGCCAGAAAACGGCAGCTCCCGGCACAAACGTAAGGAGGCATTATGACCAGAAAGTTTTGGAACTGGGTGCGAAACGAGGAACCGGACTCGTTCGGCAGCGAACGCACACTCTACCTCGACGGAGAAATTTCCGATGAGACGTGGTACGGCGATGAAGTAACACCCAAGCTTTTTAAAGATGAATTGAATGCAGGAGACGGGAACATCACCCTCTGGATCAACAGTCCGGGCGGTGATGTTTTTGCTGCTGCGCAAATCTACAACATGCTCATGGACTACAAGGGCAATGTCACGGTCAAGATTGACGCGCTTGCCGCTTCTGCGGCATCCGTCATCGCTATGGCCGGAACCAAGGTCTGTATGAGCCCCGTGGCCATGCTGATGATTCACAATCCGGCGACCATCGCCATTGGCGATACCGAAGAAATGCAAAAGGCCATCGACATGCTGTCAGAGGTCAAGGAATCTATTATGAACGCCTATGAAATCAAATCCGGGCTCTCCCGCGCGAAGATTTCAAAGCTCATGGATGCCGAAACCTGGATGAATGCCAAGGAGGCCAGGAAGCTCGGCTTTGCGGATGAGGTTCTTTTCGCTGGCGGTGAGAACCCGCTGCCGGAAGAAGACGACACCATAGAGATGCTTTTCTCCCGCAAGGCTGTCACAGATTCACTGCTCTCAAGGCTGATTCCAAAGAAAAAGCCGGAAGCAGATAAACACATGGTACCCGTTATCGATCTTGAGAAGCGCCTTTCGCTTCTCGCACATTAAAGGAGGATTTTTATTATGACTCAGATTATGGAACTTATGGACAAGAGAGCGAAGGCATGGGAAGCAGCAAAATCATTCCTGAATACACACTCTCAGAACGGCGGCATGGTTTCCGCAGAGGATGCCGCGACCTACGACAAGATGGAAAAGGAAGTCACAGACTTTACACACGACATTGAACGTCTGCAGCGTCAGGAAGAGATCGACAAGATGCTCTCTGCTCCGACCTCTGCTCCGCTTACCGGCAAACCCGGCGCGAAGAATGAACCGGACGACAAGCCCGGCATCGCTTCCAAGGCATACAAGGCGGCATTCTGGAACAACATCCGCAAGCGCAACTACTACGACGTAAAGGATGTGCTGGAAATCGGCACCGACGCCAATGGCGGCTACCTTGTCCCGGATGAATATGAGAAGCGTCTGATTGACGCCCTGCAGGAGGAGAATTTCTTCCGCACGATTGCGACGGTCATTCAGACCCAGAGCGGCACGCACACCATCCCGGTCGTTGCTTCCCACGGGACGGCGGCATGGATGGAGGAAAACGGCCTGTACCCGGAATCCGATGACACCTTCGACCAGATCAGCCTCTCAGCCTACAAGCTGGGCACGGCAATCAAGGTATCCGAGGAACTTATGAACGATTCCGTTTTCGATCTCGAGACCTACATTGCATCGGAGTTTGGCCGCAGGATCGGCGCTGCGGAGGAAGAAGCATTCCTCACCGGCGATGGCAGCAAGAAGCCGGAAGGCATCTTCACCAAGGTGGCGGCTACCAAAGGCGCGACCACAGAGATTACCGGGAGCACGGTTTCCTTT